AACGGGTTCACCGTATTCAGGGTCGTCCTTTTTTATAAGGTGACCAATACCGAACGTGGGATAGCCGAGATGATCAAGGTAAATCTCATGTCTAACACCCTCGTCAATAGCGAGTTCTTTTTTGAGCTTATCTAAGTTCATTATTGTATCCCAAATGTTGCACGGGTTGTTGGATCAGGAACCAAGAGGGGAGAGACTTGAGACGGGGTTCCAGAAGCAGGAGGCGTGATTTGCGGAGCCATGGTTTGGGCAGCTTGTATGGTTTGCTGAACCATAGGATCTAGCTGTTGTTTTGCCGCTGTCATAGCAGGACGAGCTTCTTCTTGCGCTTGTCCAGTCAGCATTCTACCACCCTCTATAGTGGCTGCACCTGCTAACTGCCACATGGCTTGGAAACCCTGTGCAAGAGGATCGTTTGCCTTGAATTTACCAGACAGGAACTCCTTGACAGTGTTTGGTTTGCGTGAAGCCATCATCATTTTTAAGACCTTTGGGTTACGCAATGCTTTTGACATCACACTGTATGCTAACGCGGTTGGTAGTGTGGCAAGCGGGTTCATGATGAAACTGACAACACCAAGACCTAGCGCAATCTGCGGTGCGGCAAGACCACCCTTCCCTGTAATAGCAGCGTTAGATGCGCGAACCATTGTTTCAGCCATTTCATTTAATGCTTTAGAAGCACCAGGCTGGAACATAGCGTCAATCGTTTCAGGGCCGTAAGATCGAAGAACAGACTGCAACTTATTACCTAATCTGCCAGATTTGAAGGCTTCCACAAAATCGTCTGTCATACGAATTTCGCCAGCTTCGTCCACGGTAGCACCAATTTGCTTCAGTATTCTACCCATGGAAGCATCTCTGACTGATTCCATTGTTTCAGCGGGAAGAAATTCTTTTGCTTGTTTGATAGAAGAAGGTGTTTTGAAGACAGTTTGAGCGATGACTTCTGGGTCAGATGTACTGCGGAGTGTGTTCATAATCACATTTTTGTCCACACTAGCTCGTTTTGCCTGCTCCGCTTGAAAGTCAAACAGAGCTTGACCAAGAGGTTTACTACGAAGTTGCTGAATAACGCCAGGGGCAAGATTCGACTTACCGCGCTCCAACACCGTTAGAACATCGTCAAGAGCTTTCTTGTCTTTGCCAAACAACTTGTTAACAGTGGTTCCTTTTTCACGGATGTTTGCAGCAAGAGCAATTGGATCAATAACCTTTTCCCCTGTTCTTGCATCTGGAATCAGTGATTTTTGGATAGCACGATCAAGATACATCCGAGCTAGGTTTTGACGAACCTGTTCTGCCTGTTCCGCACCAGTGCCTCTGAGTGTAGCTTTGCTTGCGGCTTCTCTTTCCATACGAAGAGCCGCCCGTTCTACATCTCTGCGCACAAGGTTGTTTGCTGGCAATGTAGCCCTAACTTCTTCTAGGACTTCTAAGATCGGTTTTCCAGCATACTTCCCTTGGCTTAAAATTCTTTTGCCTTCATCCAAATCAATTAAACCACGTTCAGCACCAAGAGCCTTACCAGATGGGGCACCACGAATCGCTTTTAACAGCTCTTCTAACGCTTCAGGGTTGTCTTCTTGAATGATTTTGTCGAACACAAACTTCGTATTCAACCTGTTCTGTTGAGCACCTTTAATGATGTCCTGCACAACAATGTTATCAAACCTGCGTATTCCTGATTTGTAGAAGTTGTTGGCTCTTCTAAGATTAGATAGTGCGGTAGATAGATCTTCAAAGGCTGCCCCAGAAGCCTTCATTGTCCCTGCACGAGTGGCTAAACCCAAAGCAGCCTCATCAAAAGAACTGTTAACCGCTTGCTTTAATCCACCAAGTTGATAAACGGCGGTGTCATTCAATAAGGCAGGGTTTTTTGAGGCGTCCATCAAACCTGTTCTTATGCGACCCATGGTTTGAGCGGTGACATATTCACCCTCTTCAGCTAGTTTATTTATCTGTTGTGCAAACTTAGTTGCTCCAATATCAGCAATGCTTTGTTTATCCAGTTCGTCTAAAGCGGCTTTGACTCCTCTGATAGGTATGATTTTTTCACTCTTTAAGATTTCGTTTACCTTAGTGTAAATTCTATCAACATCTTCATCAAAGATAGCTTTGCGCTGACGGATCATGTCATTCAAGTCTTTTGGAACAACATCACCTTCTTTTAGGTTCTTCATAATGGTGTCAAGTTCATTCTTGACAGCATCATCCATGTTACGCTGTGCCCCAGCCAAGGCTTCATCAGATGTTGAGTAGAAGTTGTCGATATCTCTTTTGACAATCTCATCCAGATTATTGATAGCTGTCTCGTCTTTTAGACCAAGCGCACGAAGATCATCAATCACAGTAGCTAGATTAATGTCGGCGGCTTTCTTGTTTGGAAACACACCTTCATAAACCGCTTGTAAACGGTTTAAGATAGGACGAAAGCTCTCATCCGTAGCACCAGCAATCGTGGGGCGGTAGCCTTTGTTGATGACTTCACGAGCCTGTGCACGCAAGGCTTCATTAGCCTCGCCTCCTGGGCCTTTGATAATACGACCAAATATCTTTGAGATGCCTCGACCAACACCTTCACCAGCGGCACCAAACGCGCCTTCAAAGGCAGTGTCTCTAGCAATCTCGCCAGCGGACTGCATTTGTAGTCCTTGCGCAGATTCGATACCTTCGTCAAGAAGTTTACCGCCAGCCGTAGCGGCACCGACAATCAACATACCGGGGAGAAACCCTACACCTGACGCCATAAGACCAGCACCTACGCCAGCCGCAATAGGCAGTGCGGTAGCACCGAAGAACTCTTTTACGTCATTGAAAGAGAAACCTTCTTCGTCAATCGCAAGCTCACGACCTTCACCAAGACCAAGTTTGTTACGACCCTCTCCTGTGAGGATAAACCGACCTAAATCATCTTGACGATAGCCTTCGTCACCAACAACCGTGCGAAGATAGTTTGCTCGTTCCGCATCGTTGTCCATACGACCAAACTGAAACCGAGAGAACCCACCTATACTGTCAACACCAGTGCTGTAATCTACACCGGGTTCTTTGTATGTGCTGATATATTCTTCTTCGGTGAGTTGCTTTCCAGTTCTAGGGTCTACGCCAAGCGAACGCATTTGTCTTGCGTAATCTAGTATCTCTTCCTGACTAGCGGTGACTAGGTCAACAGAGGGAGCCGAGGGCTGAGAAGCAAAAAACTGAGCATCAATATCTGCAAGTTCTTGCTGAGTTGGTTCAGTGCCTTCAATCTCTACTTGAACAACTCCTTCAGGAGTTTCTACTTTTATAACACCCATTAGTTGACCCTTTTATAAACGCCGTCTACCAATTCGTATTTACCTACTGATTGTGTTGGTTGCATACCTAAAGCAGCTTGTGCGCTAGATGGAAGATCAAACTGTACTGGCATTCCAGAGCTATAGGTCATTCCAAAAGTTGACGCTTGCGCTTGTTTAAGCACATTAAGAGAATTTTTTTCTTTAAGTTCCAGTTTAACTAAAACATTCTGAAGTTTGTCTTGCATTACTTGTGGATCCCTAAACACATACCCGCCGTACCCTGAATAAAGACCTACGATTTCATCTGCAAGTTCACGGTCTACGTTAGAGACGTTTCTTCCACCTTCGTTCAAAAGTTCTTTGATCAACTGGTTGGAAACTTTTCTCATGTCAGCGTTATACTCTGCAACAGACTGATACTCTTTGCCTAGATCAACACGAACAGAGTTTGCCGCGCCGTTTACTAATTGTTCAAAAGCAGGGCCAAAACCAGTGATGTCTCCTTCTGCTAACTGGATTAAGTTTCCTTGAACAACCTGACGAAGTGTGGTAGCACTTGCGTATTCCACTCCTGCTTCATTAACCTTAGTAGTTAAGTCCACAACGTCTTTTGGATTCATAATCCTCTTTTGTTGCGCTTCCAAAAGTGCTTTCTGAATATTGGCGGATTGTTTTAAGGCAGCTTCAGCGTATGCTGAAGTGGTTAAACCAGAGGGTAACCCGTTTTCGAGTATGTAACCTGTTTGCACAGGCACGGTTTGTCCCTTTTTATATTCCTTGCCATCAAGAGTAATGTCTTCATCAGCTACAAAATAGTTGAGTTTTCGATCCTCTCTTGCCGCCAGTCTGCTTTCTCCTCGCATTTTACCAACTTCACCAAGTCCGTATTGCAGTGCTGAAAGGTTAAGCTGGCGATCAAACTCGTCACGTTTAGCCTTATCTTTGATTAATTCATCCGCACCATCAGACATTGCGGATGCGATATTTTCAATAGCGCGAGGACTTTTCCCTGCCGCCATAGCAAAACCCATCTTAGCAAGAATCAAGCCTTGATCAGCTCCTTCGTATCCGGGAGCTTTATCCATAAACTCTTTAATAAAGCTATCAAGAGTTTTCTCCTGTTCTTCGGGAGTGCCTTCGGTGATTACACGGGTAATCTCTTCTTTCGGAGAGGCGTACTCTTTCTCGTAAGTGCCAGCTTCACGAACCGCCTCACGATCTTCAGGAGTGGCAACAGCCGCATCTTCCCCTGCGGCTTGCGCGGTAGCATCTTCCCCTGCCGTGGCGGCATCTTCTCCTGCCGTGGCGGCATCTTCGTATGTTTTTGCATAGGTTCCAGCTTCACGAATGGTTTCAAACGTAGGACCTTGCTGTGTTACACCAACTTGAGCACCAGGCATGGTTCCAGCGACAGCTAGTGCTGCCGCTTCGTCTTCTGGAGAAACTTGAGCTTTGCTATATTCTCCTTGATCTGGAGAAGCGGCTGCGCCAATCTTGATCAGATCAACCCCGCCAGATTCTACATCACCGCCAAGTAACGCCGTTCTAAGACGTGGTGGAAGCATAGTAGGGTCAGCATTAAACTTCGCGGCTTCTTCATCCGTAAGCGTGTCTGCACCAGACAGCAGTTCTTCTTCGCGCTCTGGTGTCATCATACTTAAAGTACGACTAATTTCTGACCGACTTTGTGAAGCCGTTTCTATCAACGGCACAGCAGCAAAATCAAATATAGCTGGAACTGTTTTAGCTACAGTTCTTAAAGCCTTTTCTCCCTGTGTTTTAGGTACATCTTGACCGTACAAAAGCTGTTCTGTCGCTGATGCCATAGGGTATCTTTCTGCAAACTCTATTTGGCTGGTTGGCCTAAGCATACCCCCTAATAAATTGGTAGATGGGCGGTTTGGATCTTGTTGTTGCTGTATGAGTGAAGCGATACTACCCGTTTGATCCGCGCTCAAAGACACTTTTCCAGAAGGAGCAACTGTCCCCATAGGTAGTGAACTACCCGTATTGGATGCAAAATTTGTTCGTGTGTTTAGTTGTGGCGATCTAAATCGAGACAACACCTGCGCTGCTACGTTTGCGCTAACCGGACTTGCCCCTGTCTGGGTGCGTAAGTATACTTGTGGGTTAGCCCCAGACGTAATCATATAGTTCTGGTTACCTATACGAAAACTATCCGTTCCAACCGAACCTCCGGCTTGAAACTTCTGTACAGGCAGACTTCTAATGCCTGCGGCTTTGTTCAGACCGTCACGAGCATTACGCTTGAACATCTTGCGGTTAGTTACGTTCATCAGCCGCCTCCACCGAACGGGTTAAGTCCGCTAAATATACCACCTTGCCCAAATGCCCCAGATTGTTGCAGACCTGCGATACCCATACCGATACCGCCAATTTGAGATAACGTGCTAGGTGATGGAGAAGTTGTAGACGTAAGAGTGCTGGTTGTAGACGGCACGCCACGGAAGATATCTGACATAAATCCAATACGCTGATACGGCTCAAACTGCCGCTCAAGGTTGGTTGCACGCTGTGCTTCCAGTTCGGCTTGCTGTTGCTGTTGCTCCATGCCGCCAAGTTGCGAGAGCATAGAAACGTCTCTACCTTGTGCCGCCTGCGCTGATTCACCCAGTGCCGCTTGTTGTAGTCCGAGTTTACCAAACAGCTCACCCGCTTGTTGCGCACGATCTTGCGCACTTTCAAATGCCTGTGCTCTTAATTGAGCGGACTGTTTAGCAAATGCGTCACCCACGTTACGCTGTAGCTCTTGTTCCGCCACTGCCTGCCGTGAACCACCAAATGCACCTGACTGAATAGCCTGTGCACCAATCCGTTGACGCTCCATGTCCGCTTGACGCTGTAAGTCCTGAAGGCTTTGTCCTAATACCTCGTCCATATATGGTGACATATATTGCTGGTAGCCTTGAGGGCCGAGTTGCGAGACTCCCTGCTGCAACGTCTGAGCACCTGCTTCCATCATAGGCTGATATGCGCCAATGCCTGACCCAAGCTGGATAGCTTGCTGTTGCAACGGTGTCATTCCCGCTACTTGATACCCAGGAATAGATGTTGGTTGGTCAGCAATAGCCGAGGTGCTGGCCAGCAAATCCTTTAAGAAGGTTTCTTGGTACTCTGGAAGTACCGTTACTGCTTCGGTGCGGACTGTTTCAGCCATTACGCCATCCTTTCAAACTTATCCATTAAGGCGTACATGCGTTTGGCACCCTTATTAGGGTCGCCATTTCCTGCGCCTTCAACTGCTTTTTTGGTCATAACAAACTCCTGATGCGAGAGTCTCGCTTCTTGGACTTTCTCACCGTTTTGATAAATGCCCGCTTTTACGTCATCTGAAGTTCCCGTTCCGGGTCCTTCTATGTAGCCACCGGGGGCGAATGCTGCAATTCCGCCTTGTGCGAAATTGTTGTCTTTCCGCTCTTGAACAGCGTTCTCTAATTCTTCAACCGTATTATACGCTTTTCCTGTCGTTTGATCCACAAATAATCCAGCTATTGGTGAACCCTCGTAATCAGGGCGAGATTCAAGGTCAGAAGCGTCAAAATCCTCAATTTCTTCAGGCTCTTCTAATAGACCAAGTAACGAAGACCCCAAGAAAATATCGCCGCCAGTAATGCCCGTACCTAAGATACCCTTTTGAGTTGCTGCTTGTGTAGCCGCCTGTTGTGTAGCTGCTTTTGCCGCCGCCTGTTGTGTAGCTGCTTGTGTAGCCGCTGCGCCAGTGGCAGATTGTGCTGTTCCCGCACCTGCAACTCCTGCGTTACCGAGCAAAGAACCTGACCCACCAGCCAAAATAGCGTTCATCACCGCATCTTTTGGTTTACCACCAGCCGCTAATGTGCCGATGCCAGAGCCGAGAGCCGCGTTCATAGCCGCACTACCCGCAGGACCGCCAAAGAAATACCCTGCCGCTGCGCCAGCTATTGGAAGAAGTGATTTTAAACTAAGTCCCATTACGTTACTACCTTTACCGTGCCACTATCATTATACAGTGCTCCGCTCTCAAGTCCAGAGGCGGATGTAGGAAGGTCTGTAAGCGTTATTTTTGTACCCCGCAACTCTCCTGCTGTACGCTCTTGATCAATGAACGCCTCTATAGCTCGGACTAGATCATCCATATACTGTCTGTCATATTCAAATGGAGCAGTTGGTAGTCTGGGAGGTGTTAAGCCAACTAATGCCATTTACCGCCTCCCATCTTCACGAACATCGACTCTGGGTGCGCCGATTCTCCATCGAGTGCCTACTGAATCGGAATCAACTTTAATAGCAAATGAACGCCCTCGTAAACGCATGTCCAACTGATTTGTAAACTGCTCAACGGGAGATGTAGCAGATCTAGTGACGGATTTTGAAACAGTGGTATCATATGCCGCTCCTGGATATTCTCGTGTTTCTAATGTGAAGTTGGCTACGGGAGTACCACTAGTGGATCCCGTAAACGTGAGATCAGGTATAAGTCTGTGTATGAGTAAGAACTTGTCGCCATCTCCAATGTCTATTTGACTGGACTCTATGTAAGCATCCATGGCTGACCCGTCATCGTCAGAACCAATTTCGTGGTTGTACAAGTAATTACTACCACTATCTGCCCCTGCCGCTATTGGTAGAGAGCGTAATCCTCTGTCAATCCAAGCAGTGCGAGAAAGACTACCGTAATACCACGCTTTTTCTAGGTAGTTGAAAACAACGTAGCTGTCATTTTCATCGCTTCCTAATGAAGGATAGAACCAGAAAACCTCTCCCCACTGTGAGTTTAAACCAGCTACAACCTTACTTGATTGAGCCTGATTGAAGTTTCCAAAGACATAATCTCGCACCGTACAAGGTAGATTGGCCGTTCTACCATCATAAATGTAGAAGTTATCTTGCCCCATCCAAAATACGAAATCTTCTGCCGCAACACCTGCGTTTGGACCCATTATGGTAATATTAGAGGCAAGTTGCTGTATGCCAAAAGTAAAAGGCGGTCCTACAAAGCGCATCGAATGAAGGGAGCGATCTGTAAATACAAGGATTTCTCGTTTAGTTTCAATAGCTGTAATAAACTCGGAGCCAGAGCCGAGACGCAAGTCCCCCGCAGTATTAGTCGCGGTTGGGGTCCAGTCAGTTAAACTTTCTTGGTCGGAAAAACGAATAAGCAAAGGATCCTGATCCGCACTTCCTAGAGCGTTAACACCAAACGCAATAACGTGTCTATCGTTATCTGAAACAAGAATCTGTTTAGCTATAGTAGGTGTATTAGAAGCTCCTCCTAGCGTACCTATTTCTACGGCTCTTGCTGAAAGTGTTGATGACTTGTCCCAATAGTATATTGCGCTATCTCGTGGGTTAATCAATAAGTCTTCGCCGAAGTTGTCGTGTGACCAAAGGCGTAGTTCAGCGTCAGTGCCAATAGTTGCGGCAGAACCCCAAGTACCTCTACTCCATGTACTTGCACCCCAACCCGTGCCACCAACTTGAGTATCCAAACCAACATTAATTTGATATGTCCCTACGACACTTGCACCACCGTTACCCGTGTCTGATGCATTTGCCGCCAATGCAAGAGTAACTTCATAGCTGTCAGCGTTAACAATTTGCGTAATTTGGTATTCTTGATTTAAAACCTCTGCGGTAACTAAACCTCCAAGGGTCGCCGCACCGGAAAAAGTCACAAAATCATTTTCATCTGCACCATGACTAGTGTCCGATACTGTAAGCGTTGTACTACCGTTTGTAGCAGAAAAAGTCACATCACCCGCAGAAGTAGTGGCTCTAATAGGCGTAATATCGCTAAAACTGCCACCTTCTTCAACGTAATACTTAAAGTTAGTTCCTACACCCATGTAATTAGAACCATCAAGCGCGATCCAATTATGTAATGCTCTAGCAGTACCTAGATATGTGCTTGAACTATATTTTTGCCAACCGCCGATCTTTTCAGGGTATCCTAGATGAAAGCGAACCTTATCACAGTCAAACCAACCGCCTTCGTTAGCGTATGAAGTTGACTCGCGGTTTATTCCTGGTCTGAATTGAAGTTTGGCTAGTGGCATGAGCGTATCCTTTGATCAAGGTATTTTACAACATAAACGCCCAAAGGTAAATATCACAGTATTTTACGCATATTACCTAAAGGAAAGCATGGAGCAGTGACTTGAAAAAAGAAAGTTATAAGCGTTAATCTTGTTTCGCCTTCTTTTATGTTAGTCTCCGCTTTATGAGGTTGATGGCCATCAAATATCAAGTGGCTGTTAAACACAGAGTCAAAATGTGCAGCCCTGTAAAACTTACTGTTGTGGGCTTCAAGTTCTTTAAAATATTCTTCTTTGTCTTCTATAGAATTTTCATGGTAATGATTAAATTTTGATTCCTTTGCTTTATCGGAGTAGTAGACATCCCCTGTTGACTTAGGCAAATAGATTCCTGTGCCGTTACCTAACATATTAGGCGATAAATATACAATAGACGTGAGCGTAGCTTCCCTATCGTCATGCACCCAAGTTTTAGTACCGTCAACAAGGTCGTCATAAGTTATCTTTTGAAAACGAGACTCTGCATTCCAGTAGATAAAAGACGATTTGTCTGTGATTCCAGGATAAAAAATAGACAATGTTCTTTGACAAAAGAACCTGAAAAACTCTGGAGCAACAAGAGTCATGTCCTCCGTCCTTGCTCCAGGGTATGTTCCTAGATTTTTTTCGTATTCTAAAGAATCAGCGAAATGAATGATATCATATGGGTTATCAAAAAAGTTTAATATTTGCGTATTAGGGAAATTCATTACTACTTCCAATCTGGGCCTTCTATCCAAGAAACTAAACTACGTCTTAGTCCTTTAGTCACAGGTTCCACTTTATGTGGACGAAAGGAAGGAAAAACTAAAACAGAACCTCGTTCTTTAAATCCTTCTGGCTCATTGTCCCAAAAAATAAACTTCCCGCCCTCGTAATCAGAGGAGTCGGAAAGTTGAATAACCATAGATAGCTTCCTGTTAAAACCTCCGTGTTTTGCAAAAGTATCAATATGCCAATCAAAATGACCTTTTTTTCCACCTTTATATTCAGTGTATTGAATGTCATACACGGTTGTCGCATTAACACCAAACTCTCTGTTCGCATGTGAAAAATATTCTTGAACTAAAGAGGATAAAAAATTATCTTTTTGAACCCATCGAATATCACTTATCCTTACTTTAGGTTTAGTGTTGTCTACTTGGTTCTCACTATTAAGAATTGCCGCTTGCTGTGGCTCAAATTGATATGATTTTTCTATAATTAAATCGCATGTTTTTGAATTTAGTTCACCCTTCCATAACCAATAAGCATGCATCACAGCACCTCTATTTTTGAGTCAGATATAGATACTGTTGGATATGTATGCTCTTGCACAATATTTTGACCTCTGTCACCAGTGTAATGGTTGCCCGTCATCAAAACCCTCCCGTTTTCTGTCGTGCTATTTAAAAGACGTTTTATAAATGTTTTTTGTTTACAATAAGGAATATAGGGTAATACCGCACCCATGCAAAGCACTAAATCGTACTTTTCAGTTGGCCACTCGTGACGAAAATCTAGTTCAGGGTGTAGTTTTTTAGCGGCATCGTGAATATCATAACACACTACGGGGAAGGGTAGTGCCGCTTCGATGTCCCCATTTCCACAGCCAATAGATAAAACAGTCCCACCAAGGTAACGCTGTTTTATTCGATCTACTTGTTTGTTTACATAAAACTCATAATTAGGAAACAGCTTTTTATACGAGCCGTTAATCATACATGAATAAAAGTCTGTTATGTTTTCGGATATTGTGCTTTTATTGCAGCAACATGAGCTTGCCATGCTTCTAGCCCGTTTTCTGTAATATATTCAATCTGCGAGTCTGTATTACCGTAAGCATCAACTCTATCTTGATACCATTGTGGCATATAAACAGGATCTACCTGTGTTTCTGTTTGACCAGGAGCAGGTGAAGCTGTTCCTGTTCGCCCTTGAGCAAGAAAACTAGGTGCTGAAGTATCGGGCAGTGGTTTGTAGTTCCAAACTACGGCATCAAATTCTTCTTGAGTCATATTACTGTAAGTTTTGACTCTTGCCCATGAACCGTTCGGAAACCGTACATCTACGTCACCATTATCGTGAATTGTTTCTACTGTATAATCGCTCATTTTACCACTTCCTCATAGGACATTTACTCGTTTCAATCTTGGTCTTTAAGTACATAAGACACCCACATTTTTTGCATTGATTAATAACAGGTCTAAGCCACTCGCAACTTTTACAAATCGCCATACGCTCTTCTGCCGTCATTAAGTAGCCCCTTGAACAGTGCCATTATTAGTGAACGAGCAAGCTACACTTTGTAAAAGTGCGTTTCCAGCCGCACCGCCAGCTTGACCGCTACTTCCAGCTTGACCACTAGACCCACCAGAACCGTTAATAAATCTTTCAGAAGAATCGCCGCCATCACCAGGAGCGTTTGAGGCACAACCGCTCCAACCGTAGGAACTGGCAGAACCTGTTGAGCCTGTTGAGCCAGCTTGACCGCTACTTCCAGCGGAGCCAGCATTACCAAAACTACCGCCATCACCGCCAGAACCGCCGTTACCGCCAGAGCCGCCTGTGCCACCGTTGCCTGGGTTAGAAAACCCCGTTGTAACACCTTGACTGCCGCCAGAACTTCCCCCTGAACCGCTACTACCTGTCCCGCCGCTACTACCTGTTCCAACATCCTGTTGGTACCCCTGCCCAACACCGCCAGAGCCAGCGGAGCCAGCGGAGCCGCCAGAACCGCCAGCACCACCACCGGATGGTCCAAAAACAGCGTAACAGTTAGGGCGACTGCTGTCACCCATAGCACAACTTGCACCACCACCAAATGGAACCAGATTGGAGGGGCAGGGGCCGCAGGGTTGGGTCACAGGAGGGCCATTAGTAAACGCTGGACCACCAGCACCACCAGCACCACCTGCACCACCTGCACCGCCATTGCCGCCAGCACCACCGCCACCGCGTAACGTACCGTTGTTAGTAAAGGTAACACTAGGTGTATTAACACGAACGGCAGAACCGCCAGCACCACCACTAGGACCGCCAGCACCTGTAATTGTACCTTGATTCGTAACAGTGATTGCACCAGAAGAACCAGATGAAACGTGAATACCGTACTGGGAGTTACTTTCGCCGCCTAACTCTACCCCAGACTGAACCTCTACTTGCTTTGGGTAATCAACAGCGTAATCGTCACCAAAAACTGTAGATAAGTCTTGGTTTGTAGCTGTTGACGAATACGTCTTTTTAAATCCTTTAGCGGTATTCCGATAATCAGAAAAGTCTAACGCTCCAGATTCAGGAACACTTGCCGCTAAATTCGTTGTAGAATTATTTCCTGCATTAGCACGAACATTCGTAGTGCCTCGATAGTAGTCTGATATAGAAACTGCACCAGACCCACCAAACTCAGTACGAATATCGCTGAATGAAACGGTACCAGAACCAATAGGCATTTATGGACTCCCAAATGCTGTGATGTCATTCGCTGATGTTAAAGCACCATTAGATGCAACTTTGAAAACAGTTGTGCCGTTGTATTGGAACAACAAATCATTATCCCCTGCATCTAACAGGACACCCCATTTACTACTTCCAAATAAAATAGAGTTCCCATTAGTGTCAAGATTTCCACCTAACTGAGGAGAGGTATCGTTTACCAGATCGGTAGGAGGACTTAAACTCCCAACCGCCGCACCTGCGCCTGCACCGTCAGCGTAAATAAATGCTGAGTTACCATTGGAAACAGTGACGTTTGCTCCAGACCCCTGTGTGAAGATCGCGTCTTGTCCGGAAGCATTTACTACAGCGTAAAATTTTGCGGCATCATTTGGGGCAATCGTTATAGTGTTTGTTCCTGATGGTGAGCCACCTAGAATAAGGATTTTATACATCCCGTCCGACAAAGCTCCGTCAGAGGTTGTAAGCGTATGAGTTGTTCCAGAAAGAGTGATTGATCCAACACCGTTTATAGCGCGATCAACAATATCGAGGTTCAGGTTGGTTGTAGTACCCCAAGTACCCGACTGTTCCCCTGTTCCGATTTTTTCTATTCCGGTATTAGGTGTGTATGTGCTTGCCATGTTAAGTTTCCTCTACTAGATGGAATTATATCACTGTTTTAAACAAATGAAAAGTGTCATGCCGCTACCTCTGTCCATGTCGTCCCTGGATTCGGAGAAACACTTGTCCAGCTCGTTCCTGGGGCAGGCTTTATTTTACCCCAAACTACTAAATTTTCTAAATTTGCAGTAGCAGATACAGACGTAAGTTCGACTGTTGCAGTTCCTGTAACGGATTCAGAACCAATAGCTGTTGTCCCAGCCAACCCTGTTGGCTGTACATCTACCTGTATTGTTACCGTAACGCTTCCTAACTGCGATGTACTAGAAACACCTGTAGTAGGCGCACCTGTATCAGTCACAGGAACAGGAACACCTGTTTCCCCTGTCCCAGAAACACCTGTAAGAGTTAGGTTACAGGTTCCAACAACCGATTCTTCACCAAGCCCTACAGAGCCTGTCATACCGTCTTCTGTTACAATCGCTCCCGCACCAACAAGTACGGATTCAAGCAAGGTTGTACCAGAAACACCCGTTGGCACGACAACAGCAGAAGCCGCAACACTTAAAGACCCAACGGCACCCGTTGCTGTATTAAGTGAAACAGGGATAGTTTGTCCAACATCAGCAAATACGCCTCCGCCCCAAACACCCTCACTCCACGCTCCTAAACCCCAACCTGTTAGGCTTTCTGTTGTACCAGAAACACCCGTTGGAGAAACCGTAACGGGAACACTTACAACTACAGCACCTAGATGTACTTGGTTGTAAAAAGAAGGAGCTGTTACATTTGCAGCTTGAAAACTTTGGACAGTGCCCAATGCAGTAGTCGTTAAAAGTGAAGAAACATCAACGGGGGCAGAACCAGAAGCAGTTTCATCCCCCAGCGTTGCCGTACTAGAAAACCCAGTAGCCGCAATAGTAACATTGACTAGACCACCCCAGCCAGTATCACCCCATGCGCCTTCACTCCAGCCGTTAGCTGACATAGCAGCTACCTTTACGCGATGCGAATAATCGCGCTAGATGCGTTAGCTGTAGGAAACTGAATAGTGAAAGTTCCAGAAGTTGAAGCCTTATCGCCCCCAAAGTCTAAAGCAGCCACGGCTTTATTAGAAGCAGAGCTATTATAGATTAATGCGCCACGAGCGGTAATTGTCGCTGTAGTAAAGCTAAGATCTGTAAAATCGGTAAACGCAGTTGTACCAGAGGAGGTTGGGGTCACATTGGTTAATGCACCACCACCTGTAGCGTATGTACCACTAGAAGCAACTTCACCTGTTGTAGTAAATGCAGTTGTAGATGCACCAAGAGTTGCGGTTGTAGAGGATTTACCACCGCTACCGATAGCGTAAAGAGCCAGCTTAAATGTATTGCCGGAACTGTTTGTAAAATTATGTGTGCCTGTTAAAAGTTCCGTTTTAAACGAAGTACACATCGCCTGAGTGATAGCCATCATATTCTCCTAATAAAATCAGCCAAGTCTTGTTGACCCGCTTCACGGATCTTCTGGACGATTGTAGCACGTTCCTCGCGTCCAGCCAAGTCAATGTATTCTTTAAGCACCACTCTGATGTTTTCCTGAAATGCAATAGCTTGATCCTTGATGGGTTCCGGTGCGGTACTGGCTACGTTCAATATCTTATCCATGGCTAGATCCGTGATCTGATCTGCGCTAAGACCTCCGCCATCCGAAGTAGATACATTTACGCTCATTACCGTTATACCTGCTCCAACACTAACCATTATATGTGACTCCCTCGATATCGTGCCGTCCTATCATCACAGGCTGTCGTGCATCCAAAGCCTCTGGACTGGTTAACTCTTCTTCCTCTTGTGCCTCATGCTCAGACTGCCTAACAACGACAATGTTTCCATCTTGTATGTACTGAACCAGAGGATCATCTAGTCGATGGTATCCGTACAACTTCTCGTTTAAGGGAACATTTGTATCAAGAAAGGCTGATTGCCCTGCAGTTTCAACCACAACACCTCTCGTCAATGCAATTGCTGCCCAAAACTCACAGCAAGCTCGTCCCGCTTCTGCAAAATGTATGTTCTTTTTGTATGAAAAATCAATGCCGTAGAGGCTTATCTTTTTAACCTTTGCCATGATTGCGTAAGCTAAAGCGTAAGCTACAGTATTGTTGAAATAAGAATAGCCGACTTCCGTTATAACCTCCGCAAGCGGATACTCAACAATTTCTGGAACTCTTTCATCAAGACAGCAAGAATATATCGGGCCTTTGTTCGGAGTCTTCAGTAAAAACTCTGCCGCAATTCCAGTCTGCGTACCTGCCTTAACATCATCGAGAAAACGACTCGCAGGATCCATCATAAAGGTGCGGTCAACATGAATTATGCCGCCAATACTATTAATACCCCAGACTTCATCAAATTTTTGCGAATTAATACGAGCCATTACATAGTCAGCGTAACTGCCTCCAAGACCCACAATAGCTATTGATTTATTTTTTAATTTTTTTTTCATTTTGATCCTCAACCTTGACTGCGTTTACTGTAAAGTTAGCCGATAAAATAACACGCCCTTCATCACAACTATTTGTGTAGTGCATTAAACTAGAGGGGAAAATTAGAAAATCACCTTTTTTTACCTCCACCGTATAATTATTAGTAGTATTTAGTTCGTTAGGAACGAAAGTTAGTTCTGTATGATCGTTGGGAACTTTTAAATAACAAGATATAGAATACTCAGGGCTAAACATATGCCCTGCTCCATGCACATGCGGCTGTACAAAACTATCTAAAGAGTACCAAGCCACCCATACATTTGAGTAGAGAGAGTTTACATTATAACTTTCACCCCGATTAGTTACTAAAAGAGGTTTAATTTGAGAGAAAGAAATAATTGTTTCAGTAACTTTGTCTGAGAATTTCTGAAAGACAGGGTTGAACTCTTCTTTTTGAAAAAGCTGCCATCCCGTTCTTTTCGTGTTTTTTAAATTACACTCAATATCTTCAATAAAAGGTCTAGCAGTTTTTTCTATTTCATCACAAAGAGCGTCTTCTATGCGGCCTTTTAATATAGTTGTTATTCCGCCTATTTCAATTCTATCGTGGTTTAAATTCTTCATTTATGTTTTTGGTATTCGTACTAACCCCGTTCTATAAGCGTCAGTATTCTCTACCCCTTCCCCGTAATTTTTCAGCCTCTGTGCGGCTTCAACAAAACGATTCTGGTACATTGCCATCACGTCAGCCTCACCCTTCATAAATGTATAAGCCTCGATTAGCGACCCATACAACAATGCGTCTGGCGCGTTCGTGCCAAACCATGACGTACCATCGGTTGTTACTGTTATTGATTGTGGTCGATAGTAGTAATGTAGTTCAACAGCATAATCAGCGTTTGGTGTTGGCGCAAGAATAAAATTGTCCACGTCAAACGTAGAATAGTAACGAGGCTCACCAGTAGTTGAAGGATTGGGATTAAAAGACTGTAAGAAGTTTACATCCTTCTGCAACAAGAATACCTTTTCACCACTCGTGTTTGTGAAGGAAAGAGAAAACGAAGCTAAGTAATCCGCTGGCATTGAAAGATACTGATTACCGCTAGTCATAGAGGCACTAGCGTTTTCCCTGAAATAATCTAGCTCTACCAGCTTTAATAAACGCTCTTCTGCATTTGTGATGAAACTATTGAGATTGTTCACAAAAGTCGTTTCCGAGTTTTGTGTGTAATCTTGGATGGCTTGTTTTAATGTCGTAAATGTATAGCTCATGATGTACTTACCGTAACTGTTCCAACCCCACCTCTAGCAGTAGGATTATCCTGGTATACTAAAGTAGTTAAACTAAACGTGGGAAAGGTGATTGTTTCCGAGATAATGTTTTGTGTGTCTGGTCTGGCATCCCTAAGAGCTTGAGCGTCCGCACGAACATGAACAGGTTCAAGTTGAGGATGCTTTGGTTCAAATTCGTCAGGACCCACTAATAAGCCGTTCCATTCCTTACGCATTTCACGCAGACGGTAACGAAAACCTGACCGATCGGATATACCCCAAGCATTTGCTCCCGCCGCATAATTACCCATTAGTTCACCGCATAATATCTAAGGTTTGGTGCAACTTGAAATGTAGCACGATCTCTGTCTTCAGTTCTCGCTCGGTCAAACTCTTCTTCATACACCGCTTTCAATAACGTGACCCGTTCAGGCGCACGTTTCATGGCTAGATAGTAAGCTAGACCCGCTGCCAAGCAAGGATAGAATCGAAAGGGAACCTCCACAGTGTTTGTCATTGTATCCGCGTCCTCTATACGAGTTAACGCATCATACACAACAATATCTGTGCTGTTTTCTGGCGTAGGCCATACTTTAAGGTTCGGTGTTATCTGTCTATCTAAAAAGAACTGAGTCGGGCGGCTCTCTGTGCTTTTGCTTGGAATAGCAAGATACTCATCTCGACTTAATCTGTCCATTGTAAGATCCGTGGTGTCACGCCGAAGAACAGCCGACATAATGTCGATGACATCACTACCTAGAGCATACTCAGCCGTTCCATCTATCATAGTGGCTGTCCGCTGTGTGATCGTCCATTGATTAAGACCTCGATTAGCCCAGTCAGCAAACAACAGGTTCAACGATCTCTTGGCTGTTTTTAAGTCGTAGCCAGTTTTAACTTCCAAGCCACAACGCTCAAAAGCCTCTTCAATGTAGTCAGCTACATCTAATTCAAAGTTTGTTGAACCTGAAGTTGTCATTACTTTTTCTTTCTTTTAATCATGCCGCCACGCATTTTCTTGACCATGCCGCCACGCATCATCTTTACGGGCTTCTTTTTGACCATTCCGCCACGCATTTTACGCATAGGTTTTTTCATCGTATTTTCTCCAATCTCGCCTGTCTGCGATGAGTTTTTCATAATCACTAGGGTCATACTGCTTGTAGTAACCCATTTTCTCTAACCATGCTGCAGCGTTATCTAGATGAGATAACCGCTGTATGAAGATCATCGTATAATCACCTTCAAAAGCCAAAAGCCAAATGTCTTTTCCCTCATGAGCAAATCTTGCATTTAAGGCAAAGCAGTAATTTTCTGTTTCCTCGTAAGTTTGATTCCATTCATCAACAGCACAAATAACAACTTTAAAACTGTCGTCAAACATATCTACTTCGGAAAAGACTGTTTTCCATAAATCTAGATCGCTCTGCCAAACAACTTTTACCTCGTTACTCAACCAAGCCTTTTTGGCATACGGGCACAAAGGTATATTGTTTGTTTCAGCACTGGGAATAGATACCTCATTCAAGATCCAATCCTCAATGCTTTGAGTGATCATTACATCATACCCCTCGGCTTGCGTACAACTGTAGGACTCTGCATCATCTGTCCTAGGTTTTGAGCAAAGAGATTTGCTCTTTTAACGTCCACAGTACCACCCATGTTATAGCCCATCGCCATAGCTTTGCGAGGGCTTACCATGCCACCATCTTTATACTTGTCACTCTTCTTAGATTTCTTTGATCCGCAATTTCTCATGATTTTCTCCTTTTAACTGCCTTAACACGTCTTGGCTTACCTGCTGGCTGCCCTAAACGCTTCTTCTGCGATATTCTACTCTTTTTTTCAGATTTAGACAATTCACCTGCCGTCTTAGGGGTTTTAGACGAAACCTTTTTCTTTGGCCGACAATAAGGCACACCACGTTTCTCGCCTTTCTTTCTGCCGCAAGGCTTGCCCGTGCGCACGTCTATCCACTCTTCCTTGAACCAGCGTTTGAGTGCAGCACCTTTTTTAGTCTTCCGAACAGCCATTAGTATGTTTTACCCTTGCTTTTAGTTTTTCGTACCTTGCTCTTAGAAGATTTACCTTTTCCTCCAGTCCCCCAGTTTTTAGCTCCCACCTTTCGGCATTTAGCAATCGCGCCCGAAGCATACGCAGAGGGAAAGACCTTATATCGTGCTTTAACTTTTCTATAACATGCATCTTTTGCCATCTTGTCACTCTTTTTCTGTGGTGGGTTTGATATTTGTTTGCTCATGGAACCACGCGAGATCGCCATTTCGTCTATCCTCTATAAAATCTGCCCATAAAACAGATAGCATCTTGTGGTTTTCGTCAACTTTTATTGCAATAACAGCAGTATCCGTCTTGAGATCAACCACAGACATGGCCACCCAACCTACAAAACCCGCTAACAAAGTAGCTATAACGGTTCTATAATCTAGCATTTCCATCTCCGCCGTGCCGCACAAATGCGCTTCTTGGGTGTCTTCTTACAACTAATGTTATGCATCTTCATTTGTCCCGCAGACCGCTTACAGTAAGATGTCCTGCGTTTACCGCCACTCGGTTGCGGTGCCTTCAGCTTAGAGCCTGTAGCCTTATTGTATTTCGCTCGGCCTTTTGCGGTCAATCCAGCACCTTTAGATGCTGGCAGCTTTTCGCCTTTTTTAACCGACAAGCTCACACTTTTCTTGGTTGCCATCAACGACCCCTCAACCGCCCCCGGCAGTTCGCAAGAACCCCGGAAGCGTGTAGATGTTTTGCAATAACTTTATTGCCTGCCATTAGCCAAAGAACCCGGTAATAGAGTCTACGTTGGTAAGTGTTACATGACACTCATCGTCAAAGATTATGCCGTGATCAGGGATGGTGATCTGATTGTCGTCTGTTGTATGAAACACCATTGACAACAATGTTGAACCACCGCTTCCGTTTTTAAAGACAACAGCAGGTGACCCGCTAGAGGCTGTCTTCACATAGAAAGCCTTTAAACGAGTTCTGCCACCTTGCAACGTGCCTGTAGCTGTAACAGTATTTGCTGTGATAGAACCAGCCATAATAACCTCCTATTAAGCTAGGTTGTTGTTTTGCTGATACAGAATTGTAAAACGAACAAGACCTGCGTTTGTCGCAGCGGAAGCAGTTACAGTCAAACGAATGTCCGCTGTTCCAGTGTCTTGCCAAGCTAATGCACCGCCAGCTTGTGTTGTTGGGTACTTACGCCCAGCGTCTGTTCCAGATGCAAAGGTGTTCAGAATTGTAGCCGCTCCACCTGCTGTATCGCCAACACTAAGGTTGGTCGTAGCATTTGCGGCTGTAATGATGTCAATCACACAGTCAATAATCTGAGAGTTTGCAGGAATAACAACATTCGTAACTTGTGCCGCAAGTGCGCCACCAGAAAGGTCTGCTGAAAAAGTTTGAGCCATAACAACTTGCCCAGTATTCGCGACATTAGAGCCAAGGGTTGTGCCTGTTGTGTGCTTAATTGTTCCGGCTTTAATAGGTCCGGAGAAAGTAGTTGTTGCCATGATATACTCCTGTCGTGGCTAGTGTCAGCTTCACCATGAAGCTGTCAGGATAACCGAGTATACCATTAAAAAAGAGGAGCCGCAACGAGTACGGCTCCTAGTTTAGGGGAGGAATACAATAATACCATAAAGAAAGACGGCTATCAAACGATAGCCGCCCTCTCAACCCAAAGACGAAACTAAGGGCGTGGTTAGTTATGCACCTTGTGAACCAAATACACAACGCGGATCAGAGAAACCGAAGCTGTAACGCTCACGAGCCTTGAAACGCATGTTACCTGTGTCAAAGTCTGCTTCCATCTGGGTTGACAGTGGCACACGCTCAAAGTGGACGAATCCACGCGGAGCATCTGTTGTCAAGAAGAAAGCATTTGGATCCGTTAGGAAGTCGTTGACGGCATAGCCATCAGGCAACATGCCCATTGAACGAATCGCATTGACATCATTGTCGGCAGTACCAACACGAAGGTTGGATACCATCAGGCGTTCTGCAATGAACTGTAGCTGACGTGGAACGACCAGCTTCATGCCGCGCAGAGCAACCTTCAGACCACGTTCGTCAACGAAACCAGCAATGCTGATTAGAGCGTCTTCAAGAGAAGTTTCGTTCAAGTCAGCGGCAGTTGTTGGTTCGTTAGCAAAGGTGCTACCGTTGGTCAGCGGGTGATCAGTTGCGCAAAGTGCTTTGCCATCGCCACCAGTTACGGTGCCGTCAAAGGCATTGTTAAGCACAGAGGCAGCTTTAACCTGCTTTGTGTGAGCCATTGAACGAGCAAGAGCACGAGTGTAGCGGCTGGAGAGACGATCATAAAGATTGTCTTCCACAGCTTCTTCAGTAATGCTGAATGCCAAAGCAATGGTTTCATGGTTGTAACGAGCAGTATATGCTTCGTTAGCGTCATCAAAATTCACCGCAGAACCTTCTGATTTAGTAGGTGCCGCGCCAAACCCGGATAACATGACCTCCTCCTCGAATGCTCTATCAGAGGATTCGGTGGTGAAGATTTCGGCGTGCTGGTTTTCGTAGCGTGAATACTCCATACCAAATAGAGCATTAAGGCCAGGTTCCAGCTCTTTCGCCAATTGTTGACGTGAAATAGCCATTGTCTAAGCCTCCTTATACGCCAGTGGTTGAAACAGTGCCACCAGCCGCAGCACCATTGGCACTGTTGAAGTGGTTGTTCAAACGCACGATTACAGGGATACCAGCAGCAGTGAAGTCCTGGTTTTCAGGATCTTCTTGCCAACCCATAATACGCAAGTTGAGCGTATTAGTAGTAGCAATAGTGCTAACAGCAAGAGAAGCAGAGGAAATACCTGTTGTGGTAGAACCCGAAGTTCCTGTTGCAAAGTTAGCATTGGCGAACACATGTCCGCGCAAAGTTGCTTTGCTGGTTAATGACGCATTAGATGCAATTGCGTACAACTGCATTGGGTCGTCATATACGAATGCCTTGACGGGATGATTGGTATCCGCGCCTGAACCAGGCCAGTAGTTTGAGAACACAGTCTCACCAGTTGTCGAGGACACATACTCACAGCCCCAGAAAACACCAAGCAAACCTACTGTTCCACCAGCCGCTGCGCCCACGATATCAATGTATCCTGTGGACAGAGGGATGACCGGGGAACCTTGGTAGATTGCGTTGCTATTGCCTGCAGCAATTTCGTAGAGTGTGTACCCTGACGCACCAGTTGAATTAGCATTCGATCCTAATTTTGCAATAGGACGAAGGCCAAAAGAACCATTAGCGTTTGCCATGGGGTTACTCCTTCACAAGTTAATCGGAGTCGCGTTTGCGACCTCCAAAGGTTACACGACTTTGCCGTTCATTACTGATCGGCATTGAAGGATGTTGTTCCTTCATTAAGTCCTGGTCAACAGCGGTCATTTGTTCGCGGGTCCGTCCCCGGTAATAATCGGTTCTTTCCTGCGCTGTCTCTTCAGGTATACGGGCAAGCATCAGTCCACCAGTACCAATGATTCCAGCATGTTGCCCTTCGTCTATAGAGGCAAAATCAGATCCTGGGTACTCATCGGCTCTAACAGGTTCCCATCCTTCACGAAGTTTCGCATGGACGTTCATCTTGTCTTCATCACCTCTGAGTGCTGTACGGATCCAACGATGTCTATATCCATCGGGAGCTTCCGGAGCCTCTAGTCTGCTGGGCGGTGCCCATGGTTTGCGGCGCGTTTCTTTTTCGCGTGTCTGGGTTGATCGTGGTTGTCTTGAATCACTCATAGCATTACTCCTTTACATACTTAGCGTATTCTTCAAGAGGAACACCAAGTTTTTTAGCCATTGCTACCTGTGATGGAGACAACTTGACGGTCCTGCGCCCCTGTTTGTTACTGCGGGATGCGGAAGTTGAAGCCGAGGCGACCCTAGAACTTCCCCCGTTTTTGGGTTTACCCATTTCGTTTGGAAAACGGTTTTGTAAACGGGTATCCAATTCACTATAATACTCATCGCTTCCCGCGTCAAACCCTTCTTCAAGAAGTTGCTTGTCTATTACGAAAGCGGCATTAGTCATTATCTCATCTTCGCCAAACCACTCGTGTCCTGCGGCCCATTTTTGTGCTTTGGGATCAGGTTGTTGTGCTTGTGGCTGTTGAACCTGTGGCTGTGGTGCAGGTTCTTGCTGCGGCTGTTGAACAGAAGCACTTTCCTGCCGCTGTTTTGCCAAGCGAAAACGCTCTTGTTCTATGGAAATTTTAGAAAGAGCCTGTTGAGCATCGAATAATGCATCAGCATCACCACGATCATGAGCTTCTCTGTAAGCCTGTTTTGCTGTAGACAACTGAGACTCAATACGATTTCCGTACTCAGAAATGTAACCTTGGTCTAAGTTACTTAGCTTTGTTTTTAGCTGTTCGTTTTCTGTTTTTAAAACTTCCGCTAAACGAGCCGCTTCTTCTTTGTCTCGTTCTGCAAAGCGGTACTTTTCAGTTAGTTTTTTGATGCGCTTTTGCACACCCTTACTATAGTTGTCCAGTTCGTCTTCCGAAGTGTCCTGTTCCGCTGTCTCTACCTGCGGTGCAGTATCTTCTTCTTGCTGTTCAACCTGTTTTCCAGATTCGTCAAGGGTTACCTCAACTTCTTCTGTCATTTGTGCTTCTGCCATTTATGCCTCCTCAGACCTGTTTTACATCATCTGGTTCTAAAATAGTGGCTATCACTTCGTCATCATTAATGATACGAACTTCGCCTCCATCAATCTTAAACCGTGATCCTGCGTAGCGACCAATACACACCCACTGACCTTCTTGACACCACGCTTCTGGAGTATCTCCAAATTTGTTGGGGTCTTGGTAGGCCAAAGGTCCTAGCTTCAACACATAGGCTACTACTGTAGCCAAGGCTTCTCGCTCTCTCGCTTGGTCGGGAATTATAACGCCACCTTCTGTTTTAGCTCTGCCTTGATAGGGCATAACTAAAAGCCTCCAGCCTGTAGGCTGCGGCAAGCGTTCTTTTAAGGTTTTTTGGAGTAGGCTAGGGTCAAGCACTTTTTCATTAGCGTTAACGTAAGCCTCTTCAACTGAGGTGGATTTTTTATCGGCTACTTTTGCTGCGATATGATCAGGAACGTATAAAGTCTTCGCCATCGTCTGTGTTTCTCTCCAGCAGGGATTTAATTTCTTCCTTGGCGTAGACAAGTCCCTGTACTTCTCCCACCAACCGCTGATACTGCTCAAAGTTTTGAACACCACCAGATGTTAACATGTCGGCAACCTGATATTCTCGTTGCTCTAACAATTTATATATGTATTTTGCGAAGTCTGCAACATCCATTATAAAATATCTTTGTAGCTTGCTTGTTTATCACTTGTGATCGGGCCACCTTCTGCCCAACTATCACATGTATTATCGGACTCGCAAACAAACTTCCAGATCTGACAGTAGCCCGTGTCGCCGGACTCATCACCTATGCACTCAAGCATATCTTCCGTCTGGTTATATGCAGAACAACTTCCACATACGTCATCTGCGCGGAAAGCCGAAGTGATATTAGGCTCACGATAGTTTGCTTCCTCTATCGCAATTTCACGGTTTTCTGCGTTTAGGTCAGCGTCTTGAGTAGGAAGAGGACATGCTTTTCCGTCATCATCGTCTGACATCTTATCTACCGGGATACCACCGTCCGCCATAATACTTATTATAATGGTAGGCATTAGTATGTCCCGCTAAACTTTTTGCCTTTTACAGCAGAACCTGAACCTCGGCACATGCTACCAACTTCAACAGACATGCCGTCTTTGAAGCCTTTAACTCTGCCGCCGTAACGATAAGTGCGACCAGTCTCTTTAAATAGATCAGACTTTATTTCATCAACCATATCTTGATCGCCAGACTCTTGAGCCGATTTAAGCATCTCTTCTAGTTCTACAGTACGAACGTCTTCATCGATACTGCCGCCAGAACCATATTTAACCATGCCGCCACTCATCATACTATTTTTCATAGCTTCAAAATCTGCACCCGTGATTGAGTCACGAGGTTCTGCTACACGAGCAATCTTCATCTGCTTGGCAGTATACTTGTTTTTTGACATCACTTACTCCTAACATACTTCGACACGGCTCTGTTGCCGAACCAGAATGACATGATTGCAGCAAAAAGTCCAGTCGTTTCAGGACTCCACATCAAATCCACTGCTTCCTTCCAATCTCCGCCAGATTCTAAGACCTTCAGCATAATCACGACTTCAACCATGACAAACATCAGGAAAAAGGCGTAAGTAATAACAGGCCTAACGCTACCGCGCAGAGCGTTGACAAATCCTCCAGAGTCAATACTTCGATCATGTTCATAAATACTCTTTGTTTCTTGAATGTCAGCTTGCTTATCAAGTTCTTGTAGTTTAAGCGCAGAACGCTTTTCCATCAACTCTGCTTCCATCTTCATGGTTTCAAGTTTTTGCTTATGTTCTTGTCCAGCCTTGAAATAGTTCAAAACCTCTGGAAGAAAACTTGTGCCGAAGCCAAGAAGGCTTCCTAATAAACTCATCATCTCAATAAACCTCCACTGAGCCTTCCTTAACATGCACGGGAACACAGTATGCTGTAGCGCGATCCCTTGAATCTAAGTAATCTTGATACATAAAGTTACCATATCTTTTAGTGACTTGCGAGGCAAAGAAATTACAGCTTGTCACGCTACGAAAATACATAGTGTTACTAACCAGCCGTCTATCATCTCCAGCTCCAAGATAGACCATGAGCAGGAAGACATGGATCATTCCTCTGTTTGGTTAACAGAAGTAGGTTTACTGTTAACATACAAACCAAACCAAGCCGCTCCCGCACCAACGATCACGGAAAATCCACCAGCTTGAGCATTGTTCGGCTCTGGCAATGACATAAACCACTGACAAAACTGATAGAAAACTATCATATATGTAAAAATTAAGGCTCTTGGAACGATGCGCCATGCATCTAATTTTTTAGGGGTTATCATACTATTCATCCTTAAACTTAAAAAACCAAAGTAATAAAAGTAAAATAGCTACTCCAGTCACAATAGACGCTACAATTACAACCCACTCTAAAAACTTCTGTCGTCTTTCGCGTTGACGGTACAGAGTTTCTTGCCTTTGCTTTCGTATTCTGCCTTCCATTGCTATGAGTTCATCCCAAGCCTTGGAACCAATGGTGTACTGCATCCATTGTTTTAACTCCGCTCTTTGCTTTTCGGCTTTCTTTTTAGCGGCATAGGCTTCTAATGCTTCCTGTTCAATACTTTTGCCAGAAAACATCTTCTTAAAAAGTGGGGGATTTTTAGCTTCTTTTTCCGCTTGATCAATGTCAGAAAGCGCACCCATCCATCGGCTCAATTGACCGACCATGGACTCGATATCTCGACCTACCGCGAAGCCTTTTTTAATTGCAGAAAACGCCGCCGTAGCGGTTGCCATTGCACTAACTGGATCCACTAACTTTGACGCATCGCCGCCATATCACGCTGGTTTTGAATACGCTCCCTGTTCACATCTGCTCTGTCCTCCGCGATTTCCTCTTGGAGTTCAATTCTAGCTGCGTCAGTCATAGCTCGTTGTTGGAGCTTCTGGCGTTCAATATCTAACTCAGCGGCATCTTGCTGTGCTCGTCTTTGAGACTCCGCCGCTTTGATAGCTAGTTCTTGCTGACGAATTTGAACCAGCGGATCTTGCTGCCCCTGTGGAGCCAGCATCTGTAGTATTTCTTGAGTGAACTGCGCTTCAAGTTTTGCAACTTCAGCTTCTATCATTTCAGGCGACATCATTTGTGCTTGTTGCATTGCTTGTTGTGCCATCATAGGATCTACCGCGCCCATCTGTGCACCTAATGCCATCTGTTGCGCTTGCGCTTGAGCTTGTTGCGCTTGTTGCATGACAGCTAAACGTGCTTTCATTGAAATGTGATCTTGGATATGTGCAATGTAAATAGCGTAGATGTTTGGAGAGCCAGCCACCATAGGCAACTTCATAAAGGTGACATGCGCCATAATATGGGCATCATGATCCTGCTCTTGAAACGCAGTCAAGATCTCACCCTGTAATGCCTTCGCATTTTCGATGCTTGGGCTGGTAGGTTGCGGTTCTTTCTTGGCAGGCAATATCTCATCAATGTTCTGGACTTCTAACGCCTGATACATACGCTTGTATGCTTCGTACAGGTTGTGAATCTGCGGGTTGGATTGCGCCAGTTGAAGTTGTGTTTGCGCTAATGTTACGCGCTGGGCCATCGAGAAGATGTTCGGATCAGACACTGGAATAATGTCCACACGCCCGTCAAAGTCTTGCGCCATGATTTCTGATGGCGCACCAGCAACTTCATAAGGATAAACCGCTGGCATGTTTTCCGCTAAGATCTTACCCAACAAACGGAACTCGGTCTTTTGCGCGTAATGCAACCGCTTGTGAATAGCTGACATAACTTTCATGCCACGCTCAAGCAAAGCTACAGTTGTGCCTACAGGCATATCTCCACTTTGCCCCTCGCCAATCTGTTGATCAGCAATAGAAACGAAACGGCGACCACCCTCAATCAACGAGCCTAGCAACTGAGCAAGAGTGCCTGACGGCTCTTTGAATGGAAGTGGAATGATTGAGTTTCTGATATCCCCACCAGGAGCATCAATATCTCTGAACTCACCAGGAGCTAGTGGCTCGTCTTCGTTACGAATACGAATACCTCGCGCCTTGAAACCAGATGGCAGGTTGGCCAGTGTACCAGCATCTATCAACTGTCTAAGAATACTTGTCGCTGCACGACCTAACCCGCCGATCATATGAATTAGACCAAACCCGTAGAACCCTAGACCAGGGAGAAACTTGTAGTGCACGAAGTATTGACGCTTGCGCTTTAATGGATCTTGTTGATCATAGTTGCGAATAATGGAAAGAACTTCCCCAGAACCCTGATCAATCGTAACAATATATGGCAGCTTAATTCCCGTAGGCTCACCGTCCGTGCCCACGTCTTCAAAACCCTCTAACTCAAGATCGACATGCATCTCCAGTAAGGTGTGGATTTCATCAGTGTATCCTTTGGAAATACCCTCTAGTTCATCTACCTTATCTCGAACCGGATTGTCTTGATCTTCTCCGTCTTCTGAAATCTCAACATCGCGGTAAACACCCGCAACCTGCATTTTGCGAATTTGATTGCCGTCCATGCGAACAGTGTGAGTAACACGAGGAGCCGTAGCTAAATCAGTAGCAGAATAAGACACAACCAAGTCTTCGGCTGGGACGAATGCAGATACCGCACGTCCTTTAGTAGGGTCGTAGTAAACTTTCTTAAAAGTAGAACCGGACAACGGTAGATAGAACAACATCTGATCCGTGTCAGGATCAAACTCTTCCATCACTTCCGTGACTTGATAGTTCATAAAGTTCTTAACACGAGAAGACTGAGCTTCTTTCTCCGGTGTCTTTGCACCCATGATCTGTGTTTTGACAGGGCCACCCGCTGGAAGCAACTCTTTGTAGGCTTGCGCCTGAAACTGCGTAACGGACTCGGAGATTAATGGATGAGTGACACCAGATGAACCTTCAAAAGGCTGGCTCCGCTCTTGATACTTGATACCTAAAAGATCTAACCCCTTTGTGTATCCCTCTTCCCAATCAGAACGAGACTCCATATCTTCTTCATACAACCCACGAAGTTCACTGGATATCTCACCAAGAATGCCCTCGTCAACCACCTCGGCTAGGTTCGCCATGTGATCATACTGTTCAGTCTCGACCTCTATTCCGTCTGGCATCTCCCCACCCATAAGAGCCTGAATGAGCGCAGTTCCGTCAGCCTGTTCCATGACTTCCGCACCGCCAGCAAAATCTTCTACCTGCGGTATCTCTACGTTCATTCCTTCTGGAGCCTCGATTCCAGAATCTACTAAGCTGCCCATAGGGCGTGGAGGTATTGCCATTAGAATATCCCTCTAAACTTTCCGCGTCTCTTGACCTTCATTAGAAGCTGCCCTTGAAGTTTTTAATATTAACACTTCCGCCGTTACGAAACTCTTTAGTCTCGGTTTTTTTCTTATATTGTTTAGGTCCAGCTCTGTTATTAGCCTTGTATACATCGGCTACACTTTCTGCTTTAGAGCCATACCCAGCTTGTCCAGGGTATACCTTTAAATAGTCGTTTACACCCTCAAGTGCTTCTTCAGGACCTGAGTTCATTTCATATTTTCCAGAAAGTATTTCGCGTTCTGCTATTGCCTTTGCAGCATTAAGCATAGCGTTCTCATTTTTTCCGTATACTTCATCTGTTGGCTCTGGTGGTATACTTGCTGATGTTTCAGCCATGAGCTTGTTCAATGCTGCGTTTTTATCTTTTTTAGCCATTAGTAATACTCCTTTTTGGTAGGATACCAATCTTGGTTGTCGTTTTCGCCTTCGAGTTCAATAAACCCGCCTTGTCGGAAACGTATCAAAGCCATCGTCATGCTATCCACGAAGTCGTCATGCTCCCCATGTGGGAACGCCAGACATTCTTCAATAACCTCTTCCGAAAACTTCTGTTCCGGTGCCCACACCATCCCCGCCTCAAACAGCGGTGCTACCGTGTGCATTCGAGTTATCTTATCACGACCTTTGCTCGGTGTATAGTTCATAACGGGAATGCCTGCCGCACGCAGTTCATCCGTTAGCGGTTGCCCGGAAGCCTTCGCTTCAATAATGACCATATCCGGCTCCCAATACTCATACTCTTCCGCCGCAACGCTTTTAAGCTCTGGGAAATTCCATCTGCCACGCCGTGCATCCATAAGTATAACATTATCTGCGCCTGTCTCTTCATTTGTGAACACTCCCCAAGTAGTAATAGCGGAAAAATCCGCAGTTTCCTTCTTGCTGAACGCAGTATCATACGACTGTATAATATACTTAACTGAAGGTATGTCCTTTTTTTCCCAGACATTCCACCATTCCTTCTTAACAATCGCGCCTTCTGCGGCAGTAGGGTTCTGTTGCCACTGAGCATTCCACTTACTAACAGGAAGAGATGCCTTAACCTTTAATAAGTCATCCTTGTTCCAAAACTCAGGCCACAACGGCTTTTCGCTCGGTAGTATAGCAGGAAACTCTACAACTTCCCACTCATCCGCCATCACGTCCGAACCTTGCATCTTGAGCACTTGACCCGTCAGATCCTTCATGCCCCATCGCGTCATAACAATGATGATCGCCCCACCAGGCTGAAGACGCTGGCGAGGTCCTGATGTGTACCACTCAAATGCGTTGTCAAATGCAGTAGAAGATAATGCGTCCTGTTCCGAATGCGGGTCATCAATGATCAATAGATCCGCGCCACGACCAGTCATCGCCGCTCCCACCCCCGCCGCGAAATATTCCCCGCCAACTGAGGTACCCCAGCGGCCAGCAGCTTTATCGTCAGACTTCAAAAGTGTGTCTGGAAACACTGTCGTATAATCAGGAGTCGCAATCAGATCTCGAACCTTACGACCAAACCGTACAGCAAGCTCCGTGTTATGCGTAGCCTGAATAATCTTTAGCTTCGGGTTCCGCCCAAGAAACCATGCAGGCATCAAGTAGGAAGCAAACTCCGACTTACTGTGTCGAGGTGGCATGTTCACAACGAGACGTTTTAACTCGCCCCTCGCTACCCGCTCCAACTTCTCCGCAATAACGCGATGATGCGTGCCCTCAATAAACCCGTCATACACATGATGCACGAACGGCATAAACTCGTCCCGTGCTTTTTCACGGATTGTAAGTCTGACTTGCTGGTTCTGAAGGGCATATATTTCCTTCAGAACTTCCTCTGGAATAGTATCTAAGTTCATTAGACAGATCTACCGAGTGCCGCTCCTGTTGGGCTAATCCCAGAAATTCCAGATTGTGGGCTTAATACAAATGGATTTAAAGGTTGCGGTTGGAACGGCTGATACGCTGGTTGAAATACAGGTGGCGCAACTGGTTGAGCAGGCTGAACTGCACCCGTCATCTGATCAGTTGGTTGACACGAACCGTTCACCATCGCATATCCTGCTGGGCACGGATCTGCGGGAGCTTCTTCTACCATGTCCATAACTTGCGGTATCTGTTGCCCACCTTCTCGTTCAGGGGGATTTACCAAATTAGAAAATGCCCCTGTGTAATTCGGATCAGGCATACCGCTATATGTTACGTTGCCAAACTGGTTCATCTGCAACTGCCCACTCGGAAGAGTCGCCTCTACTCGCCCTGTCTCCGGATTAAACGCACCGCCAAGATCAAACAAGTTTCTCATGTTCTGGCGACCCGCTTCCATGTTTGACTCTGATGGACTCGTGCCAGTTAAAGCCTCAACACCCTTGTTGAGTAACGAGAAATTCATAAGTTGACTTATCGCGTTTGGACCGCGCATGGCATTCGACTGAAACTCACCCAGAGCCGCCGCATCTGGGAAACCGTACAACTCACCCTGTACTCCACCAGGCACACCAAACACATCCGCTTGAAGTGTGTCTTCCCCGTAAAACTGACCTTGCGGTGCTGCCATCTGTGTTGCCGATGTAGCGGTTGGTCTGCCGCTATCGCTAATACTTTCTACAGGAGTAACGCCAAGGTCTGTAAGGTTTGAATAAAAAGAGGAGGTTCCTGTGCCGGGAATAAAATCCGGTGTTGGTCCAATACTTTGCATCTGCGCGGCTGGCGGTCCAATCTGTGGCGGAGCAAGAGAGTCAGCAAAAATCGCGTTTTGCGCATCTTCCATAGTAACAGGTGCCCCAGCAAATAAATCTGGGTTCAAGGCTAAATCACCCGCTAAATCATCCGCCGCAAATGTGCTACTCCCCAAAGTGTCAGGAGCAAATTGATCTGTAACGCCCTGATTGAATGGCTGGATATACCCCTTTACCAAAGCGTTATCAAACAGAGACATCGCATCCTGATCACCCGCTAACGCACGGCGGTTCAGTTCAGCCTCGTTTACCGGATTTCTTATACCACGAGCCAACGCCATGTTCGTCATATTAGACATGTCCAGCGCAGGTGTTTGCATTGCTTGATTGAGCAAAGAAGCAAGAGGCGAGGGACTAGTTTCTGGTCGCGTTGTAGCTCCAGACATGAAACTACCCGTACCTGTAATACCAGCAATCCCCTGACCAATGGGAGGCTGTGCCCCGATACCCGCAGCTTCGTTAGCACGAGAAGGTTTAGCAACTTGTTGAGCACGCATAGCGTCTACCGCCTGCGAGATTCTAGAGCCGGGAGTCGGGACACCTAATGTCGAACCAGCCGCTCTTTGTTGAGCCGCGA